ACGTCTCAAGACGCTTTAGAGGGACAATACCCTACCAGTGGGAGTTGCTGGACCAAAAAGTTGGATCGGCTGACTATATAAGTAAACTAGAGCACGAGTTGCACTTGTTTTTATCAGAGCATTCAATCATACCCTCACAGAAGTTTAACGGGTATCTTGAGTGTTACAGCAACACAGTACAGGAATATATAAGTGGCTTCATTAACTCAAGAACAACAAGCGGTATGTGACTATGCCAAAACAGCGCCTGATGGTACTTTAATTTTGATAGACGCGGTCGCTGGAAGCGGAAAGACCACCGTACTAATTAAACTGGCGGAAGTAGTAAAGGTGGAAAACGCGCTTTATATGGCGTACAACAAAGCGATCAGTGTCAGCTCCCAGAAGAAATTTCCTTCCTCTATTGACTGTAGAACAACGCACTCATTAGCCTATAAGGCTATTGTAGTTCCCATGAAACTTTCTGTTGGATTTTTCAGTACTAGGGACATTAATGATAAAATATCTTACAAGGATAAGCAATTCCTTGTAGAGGACATTAAACAGTTTTGCTTATCTTCCTTTACTTCATATAAAGAGTATGCAGATACCTACGGCAGACATAATACTTCTTTAGCCGTAAAATACCTAAATTTGATGTCTGAAGGTAAAATTGAATGTACTCATGATTTTTACCTAAAAGCCTTTCATATGGCTTTAGTAGAAGGCACCATTGATTGTCCTACTTACGGCCTATTAATGTTGGATGAGGCGGGAGATCTTAATGAAGTTACTTTGGAAATATTTAAGCTTCTACCAGCTAAACTAAAAATTGCTGTCGGGGATCCCCACCAAAACATTTATTCCTTTAACCACACTATTAATTGCTTTGATCGTCTAAAAGGGCAAGGGAAGACATTTAAGTTATCTAAATCTTTTCGGGTACCTAAGCATATCGCTGCTCCTGTGGAGAAATTTTGTCAAACGTACTTAGATCCTGATATGGTATTTGAAGGCACGGAACTAGAAGACGATACTATTAGAACTAGGGGGTACATATCTCGCACTAATAGTGGTCTAATTAATAGGCTAATTGAGTTAAATGCTTTAGGTATTCCTTACGGCCTTGTACGAAAGGCAAAAGAGATATTCAAGGTACCTTTGATGGTTGCCGGCCTAAAATACCAAGGTAAAATATACGACGCTAATTATAGACATTTACAGGATGACGTAGATGAATGGTATGAAAATAAGAACAACATAAAAACTACACACCCTAGTTTATTAGGCTACTTACGAAGTAACTATAGTGAAGACTTATCTCTAGTACAGGCTATTAACTTGGTTATGAGTAGAGGTAAGCCTGCCATATTTCAGGCATATACCGAAGCACAAAAGCATGAAAACAAGAAACAAGATTTGATGCTGATGACTGCTCATTCTTCTAAAGGTTTAGAGTTTGATGAGGTAACTATTGCCCCTGACCTAAGTTCTTCTATTGATAATATTGTTGCTGCTGCAGCTAAAGGCGAGGTTGAGATCGGAGAGGGTATGAGCCCTATTGATAAAGAGTCTTTAAACCTTTACTATGTAGCTGTAACCCGAGCTCTTGTAAGAGTTCGAAACGCAACTCACTTATAAGAGCACTGACATGAAAGTAGCCCGCAGCATAGATGTAAAGTATAAATCCACGAACTGCCCGATAAAGGCGGATAGTTGGTTAAATTCGTTACCTGATCTATTTGCTGCTGACTTTGAGACTGCAGTAAGGTACTCAGCAGCACAAATTGAAGAAGCTAAAGTGCTAATGATAGATAAACAACTGCCTAGGCTAGAGCAGGTACAGTATCAGGCAATAGCCAAAGCCTCTGCTCTTGGGCACCCTTCACACTGCACTATTACACATTGTAGTATAGCAGCTAGTGAAAACGAAGGGCTAGTGTTTATCATAGACAATCAGGGAATTGCTGATGCTGTACTGAATTTTTTGATAGAAACAGAAAAAACACAAGTATGGCATAACTATTCCTATGATGGTAGGTTTCTTCGGTACTACCAACGCGCTGACGCCAAAAACGTTGAAGATACACAGGTACTTGCAAAAACCTTAATTAACCATGTTAATATACTTAAAGCCAGAACTTCCTTAAAAGAATTGGCGGGTGCTTGGTATGGAGATTGGGGAATATCTTCTGACAACTTTACTATAGAACAGCAATATGACCCTAAAGTATTAAGGTATGCCGCTACTGATGCCTGTGCTACCTATAAGTTGTGGAGATATTTAAATGACTTCATCAAAGACTACAAAGAATCCCAAGAAGGATCAAAAAAAGTATGAGGAAACATTCTACTCTTGTCATAATAAGCACGAGTATGTAATGTTCACCACCAACTATTGTCCTATGTGTGAACTAGTGGGTAGAGTAGAAGAACTGGTTGATGAAACCGAATTGCTCTCAGACGATTTAGACAACTGTAGAGAAAGTTTTGAGAACTTGGTAGTTAAGGTGACTAACCAGGCACCAGAGCTGCTTATATAGGAGGGTTTATGCAAACTTGTTCACGTGATTATGGAATGATTGTATATGATACCCCCTAGCTGCCCTGTGTGTGATCTTTCTCAAGCATATATTAGAGTCGAAAGAGAAAAAACAGATTTAGTAAATGAGCTATTTACACTAATGGATCTGGTAAAACAGTATAGTCCAGAAATTTTGATATAAGGCGTAGGTATGTATAGTCCCCATGACCAGCTCCCAGCACCCGCCCCTAGAGATATTGAATACGAGTTAGACTATTTTTACCATAACACTGCTAAGCATCTAATTAAAGATACTGTAAGAATTATGGACAATGGGTTAGCTATTGATTTGACTAAGGTAATCGAACTAGAGAATACCTTGCAAGAACAGTTGCAAGAGGTTGCAACAGAACTAGGGGGTAATCCTTTAATAAAGAAGTACTTAGAGCACAGGTACAGTGAACAAATTAAATCCTACGTAGAAGATAGAAAATCTAAGATGAGGAGTCCTGACTACTACCTCAAACCTTTTAAGTATAAGGATATGGTCCACAGAAGCTATTTTATGGATGAATATGCTAGCACCATGGGGTGGAGCATACCCGAAGATAAACTTCCTACAGGGGTAGGAAAGTGGTCTAAATCCCTAGTTAAGAAGTACGCTAGATCAAATAGGGTGCTTCAAATGTTGTTAGAGGGGACACTGCCGGCTGACACACCTGCTATAGTGGTAGCAATGAGGCGTCTAGCAGAGGATAAGGCTCAACTTTATAACGAAAAGTATGTTGAGCAAGTACAAAAGCCAGCAGTCCCCTACCCGGAGTTTAACCCAGGATCTCCCCTACAAAAACAAGAGTTGTTTGATATGCTAGGCATCGCTTCAGAGGCAGTGTCTAAAGATACAGGGCTTCCCTCTTGGGACAGAGCACAGATTGAGCGTGTTAATGAAGAGACGGCCGATGAAGACGTACGTCACTTAACTCAGTGTTTTATTGATTACTCTTTTGCTGCTATCATAAAGAACAACTTTATTGAAGCCTTCTATAACTATACAGTTGATGGCCGCTTGTACGGACAGTATAAGCTTTTAGGCGCTAAATCTGGCAGGTACACTAGTAGCAACCCTAACATGCTTAACGCGCCTTCTACACGCTCTAGATTCGCTAAGCCGGTAAAGAGGTGTTTCACTGCTCCTCCAGGAAAGATTATTATAGCGGCTGACTACAACGCACTAGAAGACCGTGTGATAGCTTCTCTATCTAGGGATAAAAACAAGTGTGACATATTCCTTAAGAACTTAGATGGACATTCGCTTAATGCTTTAGGATATTTTCGAAATAGGGTAGTACAAATACTAGAGCTCACAGGAGATAACCCTACAGACGCTGTTAACTTTAAAAAACTTGTAGATGAAGGTAATATAGAAGCAGAGGACATCAGGCAAGAAAGTAAAGCCCCAACTTTCGGCTTATCTTATGGAGCTTATCCTCCTAAGATAGCGGCAACCCTAAAAATACCTCTTGAAGAGGCAGAAGAGATCTTCTATAATTACCATAATGTGCTTTATCCTGGTATAACAGACTACAGGGAAAATTACGTATTACCTACGGCTATTGATGAAGGGGAGATACACCTAGGTCTGGGCTTCACCTTAAAGACAGATGATCCTCAAAGGGATATTCGTACATTGGCTAATGCTACGTGTCAGTTCTGGTCAATATTAACAGCATTAACTATCAATAAGATGCATCAGCTTATAGATGAAAAAGGGTATGAGGAAGATATAAAGGTAGTGTCAACCATATACGATAGTTGTTACTTGGAAGTTACCGCTGACCCTAAACTTATAGCGTGGGTTAACAAGAATCTAATAGATACAATGCTAGTAGATTTCATGGAAGACCAAATTATAAGTAATGAAGCTGAATGCGATTTGGGACTAAACTGGGCAGAGATGGTGACGATACCAAATAATGCTAGTGAGGACTATATTAGAAAAGTAATGGAAGACGGCGGTATACCGATAGTAAATAGGGTATAATTACTTAAATGACGCTATTTACTAGGAGTGTATACGCATAAACCACTAACTACTGCGGAGCTTATCAGAAGGTCTGTACTAGTACACGGTTAGGGGCAAGGCTTACCTCCTATGTGCCTGTTGAGCCTTTCCGGTGGGGTGCCCCGATAATCACCGGATTATTTTACATTGCGTCTAAATTATAGTATACTTGACGTTTTTCAAGAGATTATAATATGTACGGAATGAAGCCTATATCAGAAACTTATTATCCGTCTTCTGATGGTAAACGAAAGTATAAGTTCGTTACACTTGAATGCCCTAGCTGTGGAACTCACAAAGAATACCAAGCTGCTGGGGCTAAAAGAAAACAATATGCAGAGTGTCCAGCTTGTAGGATTAAAAAATCCTTTACAGGTACTAAGGTTTGTACTGGCTGCAAAAAAGAAAAAGGCCTAGATGCATTTACATCTACTCGTAAGTCTTCCGACGGTAAATATGCTCGATGCAGAAAGTGTAGATCTGAAGCTGCAAAAATAAGCAACAGTAAGACATCTAAAAGAGACAAATACGCCAAACACGCATCTAAGATGTATAATATAACAAAGGAAGAAGCTCTTTCTATAAGAGATAGTACAGATTCTTGTGGTATTTGTAATAAGCCTTTAGAATGGGAAGCTAGGCACCTTGATCATTGTCATAAAACAGGTAAGATACGAGGCATTCTTTGTGGTACCTGCAATAGAGGTCTGGGGGCGTTTTACGATAACGTAGAATCTCTAGATAGAGCCATCAACTGGTTAAGGAAACACAATGATCAAATTGACAATCCCTGTGTATTATACGCAGAAGTACAAAACCAAGAACAATAAAACTTTTTTGGTATCTCTCAACTGGTATAGAAATGCGCACTACCACGTACAAAACGCGGTTAAGAAGTATTTTCATGAACTGATTGAGAAACAGCTAGACTGTAATATCTCCATACCTGGAGAGTACCAAATTACTTATACCTATTTTTATAAAAACAGCTCTTCAGATATGACTAATGTCACCCCTATGTGCTCTAAATGGATAAATGATGCTCTACAAGCTCTGGGTGTGGTTATTAATGATAACGTGCAGTATCTAGTTAAAGAAGTTCATTTGGTTGCGGGTGTAGATAAAGAAAACCCGCGTTGCGAAATAATTATAGAAAAATTTATCAATTTTAAGGAATAATAATATATTATGACATCACTAGCAAATAATACTCCCTCTACTCGGGCTAAAATTATAACTAGAAGAACATATAACAGGCCTTTAGACGTAAAAGGTTCTATGTTTGAGAACTGGGAGCAAACTGTTGATCGAGTTATTGGTCATCAGCAATGGTTATGGGAACGTGCTAAGGGAAAAAAACTAAATAATGTAGAACGTGCCGAACTTAACGAATTACGTGAACTTATGATTGAACGTAAAATGTCTATGTCTGGACGTACTTTGTGGCTGGGCGGTACAGAAGTATCTCGCCGCAGAGAAGCTAGTCAGTTTAATTGCAGCTTTTTACGGATAGAGACAGTTCAAGACGTAGTTGATACTCTTTGGTTGCTGCTTCAAGGGTGTGGTGTAGGCTTTACTCCGGTGGTTGGAACCTTAAATGGGTTCACACGACCTATAAAAAAAGTCAGTGTGCTTAATTCCACCCGTAAAGACAAAGGTGGAGAACAAAACAACAAAGAAACCTTTGTCGATGGCGTATGGACTATTAAAGTAGGAGATTCTGCGGAAGCATGGGCTAAGTCTATAGGCAAGTTGCTTGCGGGTAAATACACTGCTAATGAACTAGTATTTGATTTTTCAGAGCTACGTCCAGCAGGTCAACGTTTAACGGGTTACGGGTGGATTAGTTCGGGTGATGCAGCTATCTCTAAGGCTTACGTAGCCATTGCAGAAATCTTGAACAAAAAAGCAGGACAAATGCTTAGCCGCATTGATATCTTAGATATCGTAAACTGGTTAGGCACTATCTTAAGCTCTCGTAGATCAGCACAGATTGCCTTATTTCATGTGTCTGAACCTGAGTGGCAAGAATTTGCTGTGGCTAAAAAAGACTGGTGGTTACACAATGTCCAACGTGCCCAATCAAATAACTCTATCGTTTTTGATCAGAAACCTGACCGTAAGATGCTAGAACATGTTTTTCGCTTAATGGAGGATGCCGGTGGATCAGAACCAGGATTTATTAATGCAGCTACAGCGCGTGCTAGAGCGCCTTGGTGGTACGGATGTAACCCTTGCGTGGAGATCTTACTCGGTAACAAAAGTTTTTGTAACCTTACCGAAGTTGACATTGCTAAGTTTAAGGGAGACATGGCAGGACTACAAAGAACTCTTTACATTGCTGCAAGAGCTAACTACAGGCAGACCTGTGTTGATTTACATGACGGTATATTGCAAGAAGCATGGCACCTCAATAATGAATTCCTACGACTCTGTGGAGTCGGTCTTACAGGAATTGCACAACGAGATGATCTTAGTGAATACGACCTTAAGTCAATGCAGCTGCAAACAGTTACCGCTGTCTACAGCATGGCAGACGAACTAGGGCTGCAACGCCCTAAGAACACTACTTGTGTGAAACCGTCAGGTACGCTAAATCATTGATTTCTAAAGAAATTTTACTGGCGTACATAGGAAGTGATTCCTATTAGAAAAATTGGGTGAATTCATGGAAATCTAAGTTTACCTACTGGATTTTTATTAAAATTTTAGTTACTATGGTTAGATAATCTACCTATAGGAATTATATGAATAAAGGTCAATTTGCAAAAGGGTATAGTAACCCCAATAAAATACTACCTGTAATTGGAACTAAGTTTGGTTCGTTAGAAGTTATATCTAGTGAAGAAAGATATAGGTCAGATGGTAAAACTATTTGGCAACTTCGTTGCTCTTGTAGTAGAGAGCAGTGGATAACTTCTAAAGATCTTAGAAGATCTAAAAATCCTAGAGTTGTATGCTCTAAGTGTTCTAGATCTCTTGCTGGTAAATTAAGAATGGAGAAACTTGGAAGTACTAAGCTTAAGGGTTCTCATTCTGGTGTTGGAGATTTTACTCTTACACATCTTCAAAATTTTAAATGCAATGCCGTTAAGCGTGGTATTGAGTGGAATTTAGATGCCAATTACTTGTGGAATATTTATTTAAAACATAATAAAAAATGTGCTTTATCTGGTATGCCAATTGAATTTGGTGAACTTGTTAATTCAAGACCCGATTATAATGTAATGACTGCATCTCTTGATAGGATTGATAGTAATCAACCCTATGTTGAGGGAAATGTTCAGTGGGTTCATAAGCATATAAATATTATGAAAAATAAATATGATGAAAAATATTTTATTGAAATGTGCAAAGCGGTAGCTAAATATGACAATCATGAGCTAAGCTTGGGTAGGAATATCCTTGAAAGTGCAACGACTAGAGAGCGAGACTAGAACAGTCAGTAATCTCTCCACGAGCGCCCAACTCTCTATCTATATAGAGATGATGATATAGTCTGAACTTATAGGAAACTATAAGAAGTAGAGGATAAAGAGCCTTTACGATAACAAATTTGAAGTAAAATTATGGACACCACAGAAGGCATCCACAAGCCCCTAGGTAAGTATATTTTTAATAATGTGAACTTTGGTAAGCATGACCCTGTACTACCAAAACTACGAGATGCTGGTTATATCACTATGGAAAATCCAGCAGATCCTGAAGGAGTGTTGGTTACTTTTCCTGTGTGCTGGGAAGAGGTAGAATTTTCAAAAGTAACTAAAAACGATGGTACAGTGGTTGAAGTAAATCTAGAGAGTGCTATTGGGCAGTTAAATAGGTATAAAAAATATCAAGTTAATTGGACACAGCAAAATACCTCTGTAACTATTAGTTACTCTCCGGAAGAAGTACCAGGTATTATTGATTGGTTATTAGATAACTGGGAGTGCTATGTAGGAGTGTCTTTCTTGTATAGAGCGGACCCTTCTATGCGTGCTGCTGATCTAGGGTATTTATACTTGCCTCAGGAAGTGGTGACTAAAGAAGAGTACGACTCTTACACAGCAAAACTTAAGCCTATTGAACTAGACGATTCATCAAATTCATTTGAAGAATATCAAGATCAGGAGTGTTCTGGTGGCGCGTGCCCTATCCGATAGTATTGAAGAGATGCTTGAGCCTAAGCTTCCACCAATTTGGCAGGGGGTTCTTCCTCCTGCCTACATCTTTTATCAAAAAAGAGCGAAGTACTTAGAAAGTCTAGAAGAACTAAAACACAATAAGGAGAAAAATAATGGGACAAATTCCTATTGAACAAGTATTAAAAGATCGATCTTTACAGTATGGTAGCTTTCATACATTAGCAAATCTATCACAAACCCTGATGGCTGTTATCCAACTGCATTATGCATCAACACACAAAGTAGAAGGACAAGGCACCCAAACACTGCCCCATTTTATGTCTGAAGCCCTACACATGATCTGCCATAAGGTTTCTCGTATTGCTAATGGTAACCCAAACTATATCGATAGTTGGCAAGATATCTCAGGATATGCCCAACGAGTAGTAGAAATTTTAGTGGAGTATGAAGAGGCTGCCCGCAAAAACGGTGCTCTTTCCCAAGAAGAGCTTATTGATAATCCAGACATGATTTCAGAAACTAGTAAAGGAGAATAATATGACAGGAATTGTATTTGACATTCCACGGGATGCTACTCGTATTTGGGATTTAACAGTTCCAATTATTATAGACCGTAAAAACAAAACTATCGCAGCTTACCTTTCCGGCCCTGTTGAGGACCCTCATCTATATAATGAGCTTTGCTATGAGTTGTTAGCTGCTCCTAAGGATTACACGGCCACTTTATACCTTAATACACCTGGTGGTGTTGTTGACACAGCTTTTATGATTGCTGCTGCTATTAAACATTCTAAGGCTAAAGTTATAGGCCAATTATCAGGTACTGTGGCTTCTGCAGGTACTTTAATTACTATGGCCTGTGATGAGATAGTTGTTACATCTCACTTATCCTTTATGATTCATAACTACTCTGGTGGTATGCAAGGTAAAGGCCATGAAATGAAAGCACGCCAAAAGTTTACCGATGATCACCTAAATGCTGCCTTTAAATCGTTCTATACTGGTTTCCTGACTGAGGATGAAATGGATAGAATCATTGAGGGTACTGATATGTGGATGGGGTCTGATGAAGTAGCTGAGCGTTGGAGCGCCCGAGTAGAGACGCTAAAAGGAGTTGCGTAATGGATAATAATATGTCTAATATACTAGATGAAGTTTTGGAGTCCTTAGAGGCCCTCTCTAGGCCCTCTGCTGATGCCCAACTGGTAGTGAAAGACTCTTCAGAGGTGGATATTCCACAACTGATTGCTGATCGTATTTGTGGTCTCCTCCTTGAGGATTCTTTAACAACAGAACAGATTGCCTTGTTGGCAGTCCTTATGAAGGCGTATTCGTATGTGCCCTTTAGATGATATTGTTAAATGGAATCAAGAAAGACGGCTAAATGGCTTCTCCGCTACTGCAGAGTATTCTATGCTTATGGAAGAGCTACAAGAGTTCTATGCAGCCTATTCTGAAGAAAGTAGAAATGGTATGGTAGATGCGCTGTGTGATATTATGGTAGTAGCTACAGGGGCGTTATATAAACTAGGGTATGACCCTAAGACAGCCTTGGAAGAGGCTGTTAAAGAGATCAGTAGTCGTACTGGTGCTTTTGATGAGCAAGAAGGTAAGTGGAAGAAAGACCCTAATCAGGACCCTACTACACTCTATAAGGCGGATTATATTATCGCACGGAGGTAGTCATGGAGTTTTTGATTATCGGTGTAGTATCTGCTTTAAACCTTATAGTAATCGTCCATAAGTTTAAAAAACATCGTATTGAGGATGGGGTATTTGACTCTATTCTGTTTGCTGTGATGGCAATCCTGTTTAGTGGTTCATATGGGGGTATGGTTGTAGCCATGATATCCTCCTTGATTATATCTGTCTATTTATGGACTAGTCCCCCGGATTTTTTTAAACAGGCTGTAAAAAGCCCAAATGGAAAATCTGCTATAAAAGACATCAAAGGTTTTTTATTTTCTTGGGGCACTTTAAAGCCCAGCACTGACAAGAAACCAAAGGAGGACTTACACTTTGATTAAGAGTATCTTTCAATCAATAGGTATAGTCTTCACTTTGGTTTTTATGGTAGTTTTAGTCATAGCCACTATGTATTTAAGCTACATCCTTGGCATAGCCATACTACTTATAAGCTTGAGCATAGTGGTGTACTACCTAGTTAGTATGTTAAACTCCGGGAATTAGCTTAATTAGTCCTGGGGTTGCTACGCTCAATATTATATCTGCTGGACTATATAATGGCACAATGCCAAGAAGTCCAGAGTCTGATTCATCAAAAGCCTTTACAAGCAGTGCTTGGTCTTGAATCATTTCTAGATCAAGCATCATACTGGCTCCTGCCAACGCAGCTGCAGTTCTTATAGGGTGTTTAACCCCAGAAGAAGTGATGACCTTTTGAATCCTTTTTAGGTATTTTGTAAACATTAGTGCGCCTATACGGTTCAAATACTCCTCCCCCCTACCGTTAGGAAGCTGGTAGTTTACGAAGGCGTCTAACAAGGAAGCATGTCTACTTCTTTCTGCGATTTGCATAAACCTAACTCTTTCTTCCTTCCCTAAAACCCGCCTTCTGGGTCGCATTCTATCAATCAGTTTACGATATTCTACTGGCAGGTCTCTTTTGCCTTCTGCCTGTTCTTTTTCTATTTGCTTTTGTTTACGGTTCATAACATCTCTTGCTACAAGATCAGATAGCTGTAGTACTTCTTGGTTAATTTTATACCAAGCAGTTTCCTTACTTAAGTAAGCAATTTGTAGGGGGGTTTTTACTATAGCAGGCATCTTATTAAGTAGTTGATCCATACCGTCACTTATTCTGTTGGTATCACCTAACTTGTACATCTCAATATCTTCAATAACTGATTGATACATACCTATGTCAAATAGTTCTTTGACTTCGTTTTTATTCATCTCTTTTTCTAGGCGTGCAATCCTTCTTTCTAGGAGTTGTACTTTTTCATTATACTCTTCTAGCTCTGCTGTGGTAAACTTTACGTTTAAGACGTTTTGGGAAACACTAGCCAGCTCTATTCGTAGTTCTTGCGACTCTTTGTGTGCAGCCATAAAATCTTTAACATCTCTAAAACTATCTCTATAGTGTCCTACTATATCTCTAGGATCAGTACCTGTAGAGATTGCGTATAGTATGTTAGAGACTATATTAGTCACTAAAACTACGGGCATCTTAAGCAGCACGTTACCTTTAGCTATTTTAACCAGGTCCAACCAGTAGGCTTCATATATATTTAGTATGTGTTTGATAGCTGCAGGTAAATGATTTATACCAGGAATATCCGCAAATCTATAGTGTGAGTACCCGAAATACTGGTGCATTAGTACACTAGGTATAGGTAAAGATTTGTCTTCTCGCCTATTGGCAAAGTCCCTATATGTTTTAGGCAGCATGTGGAATAAACGACGAATATCTGGGTCTGTATGGTCTGCATTAATTAATGTGTAGTCTTCTAGATTATTTTTACTATTAGGTGCGTCATAAACTTCTCTGACATTCTTTTTAATGATTTTTAGTACTTCTTCGTTGTGGGTTGCTCTTGCGACCTTATCAATAACACTGCCCGAAGTTCTAGCCAATACTCTACTTACTGCCTTATCCTGATTTAAAAACTTGGCTTTTAGTCTTTTATCCATCATTTGACGGTAATCAACAACGTTACCTGTAGCATCCAGTATCGGTACTGATCCTTCCTCAATAGCATCAAAACTAGTTCCTTCCTCTAGCTTTTTGTTTATCTCTATGGCTTTTTTGTTTAGAGCAATTTTATCTGCCTCAAAATATACTTGGGCATGCTTCTTGTTATCTCCATACTGCTTAAATCTAATATCTTTAAGACTTACACCCCTACTCTGTGGACCTCCAAGGCTTACAGCCCCCCTTAGGCGTTCTGCCTGCGCAAAACTCTTACTTACATATACCCCTAATGCGATACCCCCAGCAAAATCGTGATGTTTAATTTCAGACACTAGCTTAAATCCCTGCTTTTCCATCAACTCTTTATCTGCTAAAGGTTCATGGCGTACTTCAATGGTGTCATCAAACAGCTCTTTTGTATACCCTTCTAGCATGTGAGAAGGATCATCTGTAAACAACTCTGCTACAGAATCTTTCTTAAAGTTGTTGTATAGATTTACAATATTACGAACTCCTTTCTCTTCTTTTAGAAGAAGGTGCGCAGCACCAGCAAGTTCTGTAACATTTTGGTAATCTAGGGCCCTTAGTGCCACTAGTTCTTCGACCATATGCAGTAATTGATTATCGGTATGGAATCTTTCACTAGTGCCATAACCCCGTACAATACTTATACTATTGCTGACTTGCGCTTCATGGCCCTTCCCTGTAGCCATTAGTTTGCCTAGGCCGTTAGCTTGTCCTACCACCCAGTTACCCCTCTTACCCGCTTTCTTCTTAATACGTGCTTCTAGTCTTCCTATAGTGCGTTTACGCATACCAGTATCACTAATAAGATTAGCAATTTGTTGGGTAGTGTATCCTTTGCCCATATTTTTGTTTCTTCTAAAAAGCACACTACCGTTGGACTCTAAGAATACAGAAGTAAGCGCTACTTCCTCTGCCTCTTTTAACGGTCTAGTAAAGCCTTTTACAATACTTCTGGTAGCTGCAGTATTATGTAAGTTTCTTATACTATCTATACTTGTAGCTTTAAGTCCTTCTTTTTCCGTTTCGTAATATGAGTCATCAAGCTTTGGTAAAAAGTTTCTGAATACCTCTCTCACAGAACTAGTGGGTGCTACCTTTAAGTTTGTAAAATACGTGCCTACTGCATGTCTATAATTACTGTTGTATATGCCCTTAGTAAAAAATCCTATTGTTAACATTACCTTATCTAACTTTGTAGGATTTTCAGGAAAAGCTACTGGTGATGTTTTGTCCAGTTTGTCTGTAGCAGCTGTAATAGCCTCCTCAAAACGGCTCTCTATCCTATCTACAAACTGACCTACCTGATAGAACAGCCCACCATTATCGACTTCTCCATCAGCCTTCGCGTTAATTTCAGCTAATTTAAACGCTAATGCATGTATTTCTTCTTTTAAATTACCGTTACCTGCTTGGAAAGTGTAATTACCCATAACTACGTCCATTAGATCTGCAAAGAAATCTACAATGGCATTAAGAAGTCCAGGATGCTTTTCTCCTTTAACTTTTACTTTTTCTAGTCTATCCATGATAGCAGGGTTAGTTAAAGCAAAAGCCAAAAACTCATCGTCGGCCCTGTTGCTATCAAAAATGTAGTTAAATCGCTCTTTAGCTTCTTTCTCTGTAAGTTGTGGGTTATCCTTGGCAATTTGTTGCCAAGTTAAGACTTTTTCTGCAATTTTGCGTAAACGGTTTAGCCTAGCCTGAAGCCTAGAAGCCTTAAAACCTTCCTGGTTAATGGCCCAAGCGGTCATAGTGTGTATCAGTTCATGTATATACACTTCTTCATTACTCATTCCCTCAAACCAATTAGAAGAGACGTTCAGAAGAATGTGTTTCTTATTTAGGTCTACCCACCCGTGCGTGTGGTTTGCATTTTCATTAATGTATACATTCATATCCCTGAAAAAGTGCTCATGCATGTTATCTAGGAGGCCACTATAGTACTCGAAAGTACTACTATCAATACTGTTATCAGTAAGGGCGTGCAAGTCTTCTAGCAAACCTTTCATGTGAGCTTTACTACCATGCACATAATGTGGACGTTTGTTGGCTCTTTTATAGTTAAATACCTTAGAAGCGTCTCTTGTAGACCCGAGCAGGCTATTTATGTCCTTAGACTTTTCCAAGTCCTCCATTATTGCTTTTGTAGTTTCATTAGCTATTTTAGCATGTTCTTTTCTAGTCAATACACTATTAGCGTCTTGTACAGCATTCTCTACACTAGAGAAAATGTGGGAAAACCCAGAAATGTATAGCCTATTACCCCCCAAATCTGTGTTTTTAGACACATTAGAGTAGGGCTCAAAGACGTATGTCCAATACTTTTCTTTTCCTTTGGGGGTAACTTTTATGTGTAAATTACCATCTATACGCTCTGCACTTTGCAGTACCAAGTCTTGTCTAGGGCTTTTACTATTAGCCGATCGCCCAATAGCCCCTTGAAAAACATCTTTTAAGTAGCTTCGGACAGTTACGGCTGGTACTGAGTTTACTAAACCCTTTCTATCAACTAGGGGGAGCTTGTCTAGTTCCTTATTGTTTAGGAGCTCTATAGCCCTATTAGCAGTATCTACGGTTTGGGCCAGTACTTCGCCCTCTTTGGTCACCTGCATAGTTTGCATTAGAAGCTCTGCTCGTTTCTTATCGGCTTCGAACAACTTCTTGGTGTTTGATAGTGCTATCGAGCAAGATGACATATGTCTGTGTCCCTATGGTTTACATGCATTATTAGTGTTTCCTATAGCCTTGCTTAGGGCTTGTACTGCTTGCTGGGTGTTTGATAGGTCTAGTGCCCGCTGATTTACGACGTTTGGTACATCGGTATTTGTATCATACATATCTACTAGGGCCTCCTTATAGCTAAGATCAGGCTCTTTCATACCTTCCATAAATACACCCCCAGGAGTACCTACCAGGTTACCATGAAACGCACCTTTCATCAACCCATTTTCTCCGTAGTATAACTCTCTCTTATCTTTAATCACTTTAACTTGTGCCTCAAGATTACCAATAATGCGTTTCGCTGCTAGAGGAAAAGTATCCCCCTTTTGTACGGCCTTTAGCCCATCAATCCCCATTTCCTTGTACTCTCCAGAAAATCTAGGGCCGTTTAAAGTTTTTTTCACCCTATCTGCAAGGTCTTGCAGAGCATCGGCCAGAACAAAGTCTTTACTGTTAATATTATACATGTTTTTGTTATAGGCAAATCCCATGTTATCAGATTGGTCTATAGGGCCTATCAAGGCATCGTGAATAGCTATAAAGGCTTCCATATCCATATCTAGGAGGGTTAGCCCCATCTCTGCACCGTCTATTGCATGAAACGGCAGCACCGAACCTGCACTTACTGCCTCCTCTAAGTAACGTACCAGTGGTGTTATTGTCCTAGTCAGATTCTTATGACCACTTCCTAAAACCGTTTGAGGACTAACCCTAGCCTGTTCCACGGGCCTAGGTGCTCTTGTTGAAGAAGAGGCTACAGCAATTACATCTTTCTGTACGGCGTCTTTAGTCTTACTGCCGGTAAGAGGGCCTACAATCCAAGGAAAGTGATCCCACAAATCCTCCAACACCTGAGCATGGTCTTCTAAAGTAAGTACCTTATTCTTTTTGGTTTTACGTAGCTTAGATAAGGTATCCATACGCTTTTTGTCGAATATACGAAACGCAACCTTAAAACTGTCGTTCATTGCGTCCTGTACATCGATAAAAGGTTGGAACTGCTCCTCAAATACGTCTTTAACTGCCTCACCATAAGTAACCTTAACTACGTTCTCTAGCATAGCCTCTAAGTTACTTGCCTTAGGCAAATTTTCCCCATCCAATTTAGCTACCACGAAAGGAGTAACTTTAATATTTCTTAGACGCGTCTCTCTCAATACGGCTTGAAGTCTTTCTACTGTCTTAATAGGCTTATTAGTGGTAGGGTCAAGAATTTCTGCACTTTTCAATAGACTACTAGCAACCTCTTTAGTCTTTAAGGCCTTTTGCGCTTTCTCTGTCAAATTAGCACTATTTTCATCTACGGAGAAGTCTGCCATAGCTAGCTCCCGAGCAACATCTTGTGCCACATTAATACCCAGGTTGGTTACTATGCGTTTGATGCCCGCGCTATAGTTGAATATCATGAAAGGCTCTTTAAACAAATTTCGCAGAGCCCCTCCAATGTTGTCAACAATAGCCTCCTGCTCCATAAACTCTCCACCAGGAAGTAGGGGCTTAATAGCATTAAAAACACCAATACCGGCTATACCTTTACCCTTAACAGAAAAATCTGTAAGGTTTTGAGACTGTTTTGTGCCCTTTTTTAAAACCTCTATAGTAGTTCTCGCTAGATTTTGGTAAGAGTCAAAAAACCCAATGCTTGTGCCTGCATGAAGTACATCAGACACAGCATGCCCTTCTGCTGGACTAAAGCCGGTATCGCTGTCTTTGAACTTTACGTTATTACGAAGCAGTTCTTGGTACTCTGCAGTTAGCACCCCTGTTCGGGCCAGGTGTTCTCGCATATCTTCAAGAATAGGCATTTGCTGACTCTTATTAGCAAAACCACTAGTTAAAGAGTCAAATTCCAAAGACAAAGAGGACTTAAAAGGCTTATTAGTTTTGAATTTATTCAGGAAATCCAAGGCCTGTAAAGCATGTGATATATGGTCTACTTTAATTTCCTGCTCTTTGCCATACCTGTCTGTGAATTTATATTTTCCTTCGGACAGCACTGCTTTCTTTACTTCCGCTAGGCTATTTACAGATAATCCTAATACAGCATCTGCAAACGCTATAACACTAGAGGCATCCATTTTATCTACACCTTTACCTAAGGCCTGTGCAAGCGCTAGGCGGACGGTGTAGCTTTGATCTGACGTACCAGTAGAAGAGGTGGCAACAAATTTAGTAGCACCATTAGGGTACTTCTCAACGTTCCACTCCATCTCATGAAGTTTAGGTACAATAAAGAACCTATGTAGTTTGTCTGTCATAGGATCTATAGTATTAGAATCTATATTATAACGGTTGTTGCCTGCGTAAAAGTAGTCAAAATATATAGAAGGATCAGGATCGCCTAGTTTTTCAATACGATCTTTGAATATCAGTAACTCCTCAATACTCTTCTCTATTTCTCTGTTTTTTACTTCTTGTACTTCTTTATCATTAAAAAATAGGTTATCGTACTCTTTAGAGTTTAAAGGGATAAACCCTAACAGAGATTTAACCTTGCTGCCTGGAGCGTCTACTTGTTCTAAAAACTCTGTAATACCTTCCATATTAAACCGATAATCAGTATTCATTTGTAATTCAAGTACTGCTTGGGCTTTACTAGGTACTGCTAGACCAAGAATATCATTACGCACCTCAGATTTAGCTTTCTTAAGTCTTTCCTCAGTAGGTGGGTCAAAGTGGCCTCCTTTACGGCTTGTAACCGCTTCTGGGAACTTTTCTTCTATCTCCTTAAACTGGTTAACTAGGTCCGTAACAATCTTAGCAGGTTCTTTACGAGTATACTTATCCACAGTTACATCTTTGTCTTTTACGTGCACAAAGAAAGTAACACTATCATTAGTTCTGAATTCCCCTTTACGGTAGAGTTTCGCCACTTCGTTAGACTTTGGTGAAGTAGTCTCAAAAATGCCCTGCTGTTCTGCTATAAGAAGTGTAGCATTGCCTATGTCAGCAACAAGTGCCTCAAATTCTCCTGCAGCCACATCATCATTACGAAGCTGGCCTATACCTAGTTGCTTTAGTACTGATTTACCAAGAGTATCAGTGGCTGTCTTCATAAACATACCGTTTTTCTTAGCAAAATCTCTCATTTCTGGAGTAACTTCAAATTCTTGAATATTAAACATCCTAGCAAGGTCTGAGTCTGTTTTATACCCTCGAAGGGCTTTGCGCATGTCCGTTTTCAGCATATCTCCTATAGCTAAGGCCATAGCCGCAAGTACTTCTGGGTTAGGGTTACCTTCCTTGTTAAAGATAATACCCCTAGATGGTGAGTTGTACAGGTTAAAGTTACCAGCTACAAACTTACCATTAACACGCATGTCTGTTTGCTCTAGTAGCTCAGCAGGCATAACTTTTGCTAAAGCCTTAGTAGTATTGCTTGTGAAGTCTTTAACAGCCTCTCTAATTATAAAAGGTAAGGACTCGGTAGGTATAGAGTTGAGCACAGTAGTACGAGTAACGCCAGCCATCTTATTAGGATCTTGAGAAACTCTTCTAACACCCAAAAAGATGTGTTTGGTTCCATCCATAACAGTACCAGTAGTATCGTTTTTAGCGACTAAGACAGCTATTTCCGCGTCTGTAGGGTTTGCCCTTACAGTTTTAATTTTTGGTTCGCCCGTTAATACATTTTGAAACACCATTTCATAAATAGGGTTTTTGCCTAAAGCAAAAGAACGCTCTTCCCCCATAATACTATGGGCAATAGCCATAGGGACAACACCCATTTTACTTAGTAAATCTTTAAGCTTACTTTCTCGCTCTTTACCTGTGAGACCTTTTACCTCTGCTAATGTTTTCCACTCGGAAAGAACCTCAGAACCATTAACATCCCTTTGTTCTTCCTCTATTAACGCTTTAGCTACAGCCGCCTGTAACGCCTTATCTTTATAATCTAAAGGTTTAGGGTTAGGATCTTTAAGTATACTTGCTACTTCCTCTTTAACCTGCTTATCAAGTCTTGTTTTAATGTGCTTAAAAACATTATCTTTGTTCCCGTCAAAATAGGCTTCAGTGACAGTATTGACCAACTCTTTATATTGCTTTTTAACAACAATCCTTGCTTCGTTAGTAAGAGGTGTACCTTTTTGGTAATTAATGTCGCTCTCAAGAGTGCGTGCTAAAGTAACTAGGGTGCTTATACCTTTAGCTTTCGCCGCTTTTTTATCGTTTTCTGCCTTAAGCTCTGCCTTGTGTTTTTCCACAAGAGGCTTATTAGTGTCCGTTTTTTTGACAAACACAGAGCTGTTATACCCCTCTAAAGGGGTATAGCCTAACCTCTTAGCAAGGTAAGAGGCCAAAGTCTTCTTAGAATTAGTCTTTAACATATCCATGTCTAAGACAATAGTGGCTCCGGCCTCAACAGCTGCCTTAAAACTTTTTTGGGGTTCTGTTAAATTTTCTTCCTTAGTATTCTTAGAAGCAAACAAATCAGGTAGAGAGAATTTAGAGTCTCCCTTGCCTTTTGATAATGTACCTAGAGAGTTAACTAGTACTACATCGTCTTCAGTATACTCGTTGTTGTTAACCAATAGGTTGTTAGCCTTACGGTAGTCCCCCCTAGGTGCCCACTTAGCGCTTGTCTTCTCTCCAAGGATTACTTTATTGATGTTATCAGATAAACCCACTTTACTTAGGGTCTTTTTGACATTGTCTATGTAGGCCTCGTCTTTACCTCGAATGGTTTTACCCTTACCTGGAACTACGGGAACCTTATAAGATCCTATAGTAGGCAAGATACCTCCCAGTTCTGCAGGAGCATTAGAAGAAATACTAATAAGTTCATTTTTAATGTCTTTAGCGTATTCCTTTTTGGGGGTTAGACGATCTTGTGCATCTGCAATATCTGCATACCACTTGCCATACTTATCTTTTCTGAGATATATCGTATAAGTAGCTCCGTCATCTTTTATATAAGATGTTTCGTGTGGTATTATGTTTTTACCTATATTAGCCCTCTTGTTAGCATCAACAGCTGCCTGCTTAGCACCTCTTATACCAGCCTCTAGCTGCTGTATAGAGCGACTAACAGCCTCTTCCATTTGCATTATACCTTTTGCTTCTCTAACAAGAGCCTTTTTATCCGGGTTAGAGGAATCCACTAGATTACGAAGACGAGATAGACGAGTAATATAACCCCTAACTCCATGTTTAGCCTCTTCTTCTACAGAAGCAAAACTTTTTACTATTTTATTTAGACGAGGCTCTTTTACCCCATTTCTACGAGCAAATCCCAGAAGCTTACTAGTAAATTCTTCATCATAGGTACGGCCACTCCCAAGAAGGGTCTGCACTATACGTTCAGCATCGTTAGCACGAGTATAGTCATCGTATACTGTTTCTTCTAACAAACTATCAGTAGTAGGGCTACTTCCAAGTACATTGTCGTCAGTGGTTGTGGCCTGAGCAGATGCCTCAGCAACTGTTTCAGGGGCCTTGAATCCAGACTTAAACGCTTCTTGGACATTAGTAAAAGTAGCCTCTAAATTCTCACTTACAGTACCAGTTAGTACTTTTTCTAAGTTACGGAAATAGGGGGCTAGAGCATCCTTGTCCTTGATAACAGACTCATAAGTACCTTTAGAGAGGGCTTTGCTTACAAACCTTAAGGCTGGTGCTACTTCACGCACATCTCCATCGCCCAATGCAGCACCCAGTTCCTGTATAGCCTTTTGGCCCTCAGGATTTAGGGAACTTATGCGTTCTTGGGTATCTTTATCCGTTAAGGACTCCTTTATAGTTTTACGAACAATGCGCTTACTAAGAACTAGGGTGGGATTACTCTTAACGAAGTTCTCCAGCTGGTCTATTACTGCATTGTACACCTCCTCCCCTTTAGCCTTTTGGGCATCAGGAGAACTATCAATTACATGCTTAGTTCTATTTATTTCATCAATATCGTCTAAGTAAACACCAATAGTATCGGGAGTAATACCCTTCTCTGCTACGTCAGTAGCTACACGCTTAAGCAGTTCTGCATAGTGCCCTTTTGCTTCTGTCACCTCATCTAGAGTAATAGGAGCCTCATCAGAAGGAAGGACTTTAGGCTGTGGGGTACCTCGGCTAGGCCTATTAGCCAGGGCACCGACCTGCCCTAAGACAGGAACTACACCGGAACTAATAGTCCCAGCAGCTTCAAACTGTACTGCACCACCAGCGCCAGCTAAAGCGGCTATGCCTGCCTCATCAGTATTACGTTTGTCTGTAATAAAACTAGTAAACTGGTTTACATCACTAAACATCTCAGAACCATAACGAGAGTTAAACAACTCCATCATAGTCTGTGAATACTCTTGAGCAGCCTCTTTAGTCATATTGGCAGAGGTCTTTGCTGCACCTTTACCCATAGCAGTTGCCATTTTTGCAAATTCTTTATTGGTCGCTGCTTTAACGGCAGGCACTGCAGCTGCAAGCATACCAGGACTTTTTATGATATTAATATCAACCAATTTATCTAAATTTTGGTTGATCATCTGCACAGCAAAACGGCCAGCAAACCATTGAGCCTTATCCGCACCCTGCAACTCTACCCCATTATTGTTTTTG